GTCAACTGTATCCTGATCGTAGCCAATGGCAATCAACTCTGAACGAGTCATCAATCTACGATGAGCTACGAAACTAGCGTCATCAATAGTCTTAGCAGCCTTAGATATTAGGAATTCTTCAGGTGGTACGTTCTCAATACGCACCTGACCTGTTTCCTTAATGCGCTGAACCTGCACTTCAAAGCTAGGAATCTGTATGACATTACCCATCATGTCCGACATTTCCGTATATTCTATTTTCTGTTTAGTAACTTTTAGAGTCTGATCCGATAGCAATAGAGCAAGTTCATCCTCTGACAGATTCTTGTATTCTTCCTTCGTTACGTCCGTTGACTGATCCCAGTATGACTTAACTACGCCTACCTTTTGCAGCAAAGCATCTTTAAACCAGTTATGGAGAATAAGCATTCCATCATTGTCACGATAGAAAGCCCAGTTACAGTAGTCCGTAGCCTGTCTAGCTGATTCCTCGTCTCGTGGACCACGTGGCTCAAAGTAGACAATATCCTCAGTTGTCGTAAACACTCGAATTAACTGTGGCAATGCACCATCGATAGCCTCAGCTACCTCACCAGTTACGATCTGCGAGCGACCTTCCTGCTCATTACCGTAAGGATATCTTAGGTAATACTCTAGTGCCCTCTTACGATCTTCGGTAGTCTCAGTATCAAGATAACCAATACTGTTATCTATTTCGTTCTCGATAATACCTTTTACTTTGCCTTCATCCATCATAATGCGTTCCTCTTAGGATTTTCGCAATTATACAATCCATTTTGTGTTAGTGGGCAATTCTGACGACCACGAACTCTCATTATCGTCAAGGCTTATTGCTAAGTACCTGAAAGCGTCTGAAGCATGGCTAGACCAGTCATGTAACGGCTTGTCGTAGAACACTTGCTGACGCTCGTTATACTCCCTGCGATAGTTCCTGAGAGCATCTAGACCTTGCTTAGTCTTATGATCGAACCAACATTGTGGCAATAGCCTTCTGGTAGCTTGTATGCCGTCTGCAACCGACAATCTAGGAGCTACAGTTATATCCAGACCTGCTTCCATTAAAACCTCTTTACGGCTCTTTCCTGTGCCTAGCTCTCTGACTTCTACATCGTGCGGTAAGAACTGCGTGAAGCCTTCGTAGTCGTTCTCTTTGAGCCATGATACATACCAGTCCAGACCGACTCCGTGGTTTTCCGTAAAATCAATGAGACGTACTTCTTTTCCAACCACCTGAGCAACCCACAGAGAAGTAGAATCAGACATCCCCAAATCCCAAGCAACATAAGACTTGCACAAGTCATCACGTTCGATAGTGGTGATCCGGTTCTTCTCCTCAAGATTGTTGATAATCTGCCCAAAGTAGCTCCCTTCAACGGCGGCATCAAAACTACACTCGAATTCCTGATTATACTTATCGTCGCCCATTTCCTTACGAGCGTCTCTGAGTTCCTTCTCCGCTAGTATCCCTGTATCACTAGCCTTGAACTCTAGTAGCTTCCAGCCTTCAGCAGTCTTAGCCCTGTCTCTAAACTCTGCGAAATGGTTCCTGCCTTTAGGTGTACCAATGAATAAGCACCACGTAGGAGCCTCGTCTGTGTTCCTATCCGCTAGTGCTGGACGTATAACCTCGTTCCATATCTTAGGATTCTGGTCGCCTATCTCGTCTAGGATAACGCCATCAAAATACTGCCCACGCAAGCTATCAGCATTGTCAGAACCGTACAAACTAATGCGCCTACCCCAAAAATCAACCCTAAGCTCTGAGATGTTAGCAACAGCCCCAAGAGGACGAGTAAATTCCAGCAGGTAATCCCAAGCCACACGTTTCGACTGAGCATAAGTAGGAGCTATGTAAGCAAATCTAGGGTTAGGCTTCTGGCACTCTATAGCAGCTTTGATTAGATGATTGATAGCACTAACAGTCTTGCCAAAACGTCTATGAGCAACTACGACAGTAAACCTATTGTTATCTACAGCTTCATGTATCTGCCTCTGTAGCTCTCTAGGCTTATATGGAATTACTATTTCAGCCATGAGACCTGATGTAGTTGTGGTCCACCATCTGCACCAGTCAGCTCAGTCCTAGCCAGCTTAGGTATATGGTACTCACTTAGCTTATTCATTAGATCAAGTGCCTTATAAGGATCGTCTTGAGCCACTTCATTAAGCCATCTGTCCATGTTCCCTGCATTGCGCTCTAATAGGTTAGCAATAGCCTCTCGGACTATCTGAGTGCTTCTATTAGGCAATCCTTTAGGTCTACCCGGTCCTGCTAGTCCTTCTCCGATTTTTGGCGTTTCTTTAACAGTATTTGTTTCCATTTTTGCATTATCCTCTGGATGTCATGCTGTATAAAGTTGTTGCTGCAATTCAATATTTAGGTATAATAATCTCTCACTAGGAGGAACTATGAATCTACTGCCTGTAGTTAATACTGAAATAAAAATGCCTAAAAAAATGCATGATGCTTTAGCTTTATTTGAAACTTACTGTGCTGTTTCTGGCATAGAAATAGTAACATATCAACAAGTAATTGATTATTTAACAAAAAACAATGGAATTGAATTAAGTCAAGTTTTTAAGCCACAATATTTATTTAATAGCCAAGTTTTTTCAGAAGATCAGAAGTAATAATTCCCGAATACGGATGCATTTGCATTGATCTTATATCTGCTGCACTTGGATTTTTTGGGTCTTTAATATTTCTAGCTTTTACAACATTAGGCAATAACTCAAAAATAGTTAAATTATCATTAAGCATTCCTAGCCCTTGCCCCGGCACACCTCGTGGATAAGATGGATGACCAGAAGCCTGAATTATTGGAGAACCAGCATAAATCTCTCCTACATTCATAATTCCACTTTCTTTTGCAAGTAACTGTCTAGGATCAGCAACAGATAACCTAGCTTCTCCTATACCTAATCCACCTTCATTTCTAAAATTTACATCAAGCGACCCTTTAATTGCTTTTCTAGTTGCGTCTGATTGTTTTCTAAATTGAAGAATACTTTCAGGAGAATCAACACCTTTCCAATCAGGAATAAATCTTTTTACATCTTTATCTAATGCTTTTTTTCCACTTTTTGACATAGCTGCATTAGCATAATTTAGCATTGATTCTCCAGTCATAGCAGCGAAATCACCACCAGTTGGAGCCATTCTCCACGGTATGTACAATGGATTTTGACCTGTTATTCCTTTTACAATATCTGCGTGTTCCATGATTTGTCTTACAGGCTGATCCCCCGAAGCCCATACTTGACCGGGATTCCTAAACATATAATCTTGACCGCCAAGCAATCCTACTGGTCTATTTAGAGTTACATCGTTTATTTTTACTAAATTACCACCAGCAGCAGTTCTATCAGACATACTAGTTACAAATGGTCTTCCTTCATAATCAACTATATTAACTTTAGGAACATTAATAGAGCCTGTTGGATCAACAACTGTTTTTAAAGATTCTAATCTTGCTTGCTCTAATTTACGTGGATCAAATCTAGGGTCAAATTTACCTATAGATGTACTACCTGCAAAACCCATCGCTAAATCTTCAGTAATCTTATCTACGTACTGCTTTGCGGCTGCTTGCTGAGGAGTTACTGGCAAACCTTTTATTGCATTACGTTCTGCTTTAGTAGCCAATAATGATGCTTGATTGTAAGCACCAGCTTGCTGATTCATTTGCTGCATTGCTGCTCTAGGATCATTAACCAACAATCCAAGCCTAGTACCTAAGTTCTGATCTATAAAATCAAGAATCCCTGCCATAAATTGCCTCGTACATATCCGGTCTGTTAGTCTTTATCCACTCTCTTGGTTCTTCATGGCACTTCTTAAAGTCTGTTCCAACCGTCTGACTTCCTGCGTGATGAACGTATCCACGACTAACAAAGTGGAAATATCCTGCTTTGCCTAGATCGTGACATATTATATTGTCTGAATACCAATTAGTGCTAGGGAATTGTGCCACATCCCATGCCTCTTTACTTATAGCAGCGAAAATAGGAGCAATGACTTCAGTCATCTTTATATGGTTCTCACTATCCCACTTTAGCCCTGCGAACTTGTCATCCTCTACCGCTACACGAATGTTCTGGTCTGGCAATATGTAATCTGAACGTGAGCCTAAGAAACCTGTCTTAAACTCTCTGTTGACGTACTTCCAATCCTCTTGCATCTTCTTCATAGTATCGGGAGCCAATACTACATCGTCATTTGCAATGATTAATGAATCGTACTTTCCATGCTCAAAGGCATAAGAGACAATTGCATTATACGCATCTCCGAAATTGGTAGCAGTATTTGGTCTGAATATGACTCTATCGTTGCCAAGTCTCTCTCTAATTTTTCCCCACAACTCCAGATTATCTGCACTAATGTAAATTGGCAATTCTCTTGCATATTGATTAATACTTTCCAATAGCACGTTAATGCTTGGACTACCTATTGTAGCGATTACGATTGCTTGCAAAGGATCACCTTCATAGAATCTACTGCTCGTGGAGTACGCATAATCTCATCAGCATCAATGCCTTTATCCATCATTTCCTGACCTAATTCTGACATATTAAATTCCATTGACGTTAGGTTAAATCTATCCTGCCATCCTAAGTACCAATGCCACTCGGTATAGTACAGCCAGCTATTCTCGTTGAACGCTCTAACGTGGGTAGGGTCTTGCCATGCGCCTAAGCTAAGTTCATGAGGTACGCTAATGTGGAACTCGCCACCAACCTCTAGCAAGTCCTTACAGTTGGTCATTGCAGCCACTAAGTCAGGTATATGCTCTAAAACGTCATTTGCGACGATTTTTTTAAACATTCCCTTTGTTATCTCTACTTTGCCAAATCTAGGACTGTCTATAACCTGACCGAATTCGACCTTAGATATATCGCACCACCAATCAGGATTTACTCTAAGCAGTATGTCAGCGTTAAAGCAGGAATCTTTCCAGTCCTTGCCAGAACCTAAATTTAGCGTCTTTGGGATCATTAAACTAATTCAGTTACGCAGATAGTGCAAGATGTCACACCAGAATCTTTAATTACCGCCATCTTATCTCCGGGCTTTACAGCAAAATATAAGCTGTGATTGTTAGGAATCATTGTCGAAGTTGTAATGCTTGCGGTAGGAGCAGTACCAAAAGCGATATGCCCATGCCCTAAAGAACACGTAACAAGTACATGAGTCGTATTCACACCAAAAGCAGTACTAGCAACGCTTGAATTAGTTACTGTAAAAACTTGAGCAGGACCAGCAGTAAAAATTTGGGTTGCATTAAAATACTCATAATTACTCCATATCGTTAGATTCATCATCACTAGAATATTCTAGTTTTGCCATTTTTAACATCGTCTTTTGCTTGTCAGTCATAGCCTTCGTTATAGGACCACCAACCAGCCACGCTGAACAGGTACGATCTGCTGCACACTTGAACTCAAATAACTCACAATAGCCTAGTTCCGCACTATCCACGACCTCGTTAGCATACGTCTCGTTATCCGATTCTTCACCTTGAATACCATCGACAATACACTTCATCATTTCAGGAGTTTGGATAAACGCAGAGCAGTTGCCACAATGCATAGTCTGAGCGTTCTTTTCGCTAGTGTTCCA